ACCTCTCCTCCAAACTGTTTTACTAATTCATCTCTTATATCCATTGTCTTAAATTTAATTACTTATTTTCGCAAATATAAACTTTTTTATTCTAAAGTCAAATTATTTAACTCACTTTATCTTCAGACCCCAAAGGTCCTCTTTGACCATCTCTTTGAGCTATCATCTGAGACTGATTCATCGCAGACTGTTGTTGCACCTCTTTTCTAACACCACCATTAATTGAAGCAGCACCCTCTTTACCTAAGTTACCTAGCTCTATCTCTCTAAGCCTTCTTTGATGTTGAGCTTGCTCAAACTGTTCTTTAAGTTGGTATTCCATTTGCTTTAACTGCATCTCTGCCTGAGCCTTAGCCTGAATGCGAGCTTGTTCTATCTGAACCTCTGCTTGCATTTCTTGTTGCTTAAGCTGTGCAGCCTGTTGTGCAGACTGTTGCTGTAGTTGAGCATTTTGTTCTGAAGCTTTTTGTGCTTGAGCTTGCTGCTCTTCTTGATATTTCTTTCTTCTTAAGATAAGCATCTGATTAGCCATCTTAATATTCTTAACAGAACGTATCATTATAGCATCCTCAAGTCTTAACTCTTTTTGAGCTAAAGAAACCTGAATATTTTGCTCCATCATCTGCTTCTCTTCCTCGTTAGGTGCAACCTCTAAAGTAATTCCAAACTCGTGAATAGATAACTTCTTCATAAGATCTATAGACTCCATAGAGGTTTCTCCAATAACGTTAGAGTACATACTATGAAGACTCTTAAAGTTTATTAGGTCTTGCATACGAACAGTAACACTCTGAGATACTCTCTTAGTTACATTTAAGTAAGCATCGTTAATATCTCTAGTTGCGTTATTTGACGCTAGAAGAGATAACTTCTGAACACCCACTAAAGCCTCACTAGATGGTTTAGATGCGTCACGAGCTTCGTTAATACCAGTCACGTCACGAATCATTTGCATATTATGATTATATACACCTATAAGAGTACCAAAGTCTCTACCGATACCATTTTCTAATTCTTGTATTGGCATAGCCCCTGTCATCTGACCTTCGTCATCTATACGTCTGTAATAGATGTTACCAGTTTGGTCATAAATCTCTTGAAGCTCCATAGGGGTAAAAGTACCACCATCTCCCTTAGATACATTCTCTAAAGAACCTACCTCAAAAGCAGCACCCTTTGGTCTTGCTTTAGCTAATGTGTGTTGTATCTTAAGGTGAGCTAATTGTATCTGGTCAGCAAATGGAACCATTCTATCAACTAAAGAACGACTCTTCATCTTATATAAGTTAGGCTGATATACAATGTAAGAAAGCCTAGTCTCAGATAAGTTAGACTTAGTTCTAGGCATATCCTTCATTAAACCGTAATTAAATACGTAATCAGAACCTACAATATATTTACCTGTGTACACAACCTTTACTGTAGAGCCAATAGCTTTTCTATTAGTCTTAGAGTTCTTAGGTTGCTTGTAGTTAGATGGCTTCTTGTTTACTGAGTACCCACCCTTTTTGTTGTCTTTCTTTTCGTACTTTAAATCGTGACTTGTCATAAACTCAGCATCTAATATATTTATGCTAAACTTATCGTAGTCATAAGTATTATCTCCATTCTCGTAGTTAGCTGTAGTATCAAAGTAAGTAGGATTGTTATTCTTACCTGCATACTCATTAGCTATCTTAATATAGTCCTCTTCACTAAACTGATCTCCTGCCTGTTGCTTTAAGTCTGCAATAGTCATAGAGTATACCTCACCTGCGTGCTTCATGTTTTTAAAATCAGAAGAAGCAGAGAAAGATGTTATTAAGTTTGAAGGGTCTACATAACGGATGCTAAGACCACTTGTAGGAGATAAATCTGTTTTAGCTGCACATATACCCAAAACAACAAGATCACGTATCATGTATCTTTTTACTTGATCGTAATCGTTTATATTTAAAGTATACTCAATAGCTTTCTCTAATGCTATCTCTACGTTTTGCTTGTAGTTTAATGCCATAAACATATCTACTTCCTCAGAGCTTTGTGCTACAAAACCATTTGGAGCTAAAGGTATTCCAGTCTCATCTTCTAATGTTTCTAAGAAATCCTTAGATAACATATCACCAAGCATCTGTTTTTTCTTCTCTAATCTTTTGTTAGCAGCAATAGGATCTATAGATTCAGCCTTTACATCGTACTCCTGATTTACCATACCGTTAACTATAACGTCAACAAACTTAGGTATAATAGATACAGGGCTCCAGTCTATATTTAAGTAAGAGCTATCACCTTGGACATCTAACAAGTCTTTGTACTTACCTACGTCTTGGTTACCCTCAGCGTAACTTCTATTTCTAGAGTATCTTAACTTTCTGTCTCTAAAGTATACATCACTATTGTTGTGCCACTCGTAGTACATAGTTTTAAAGTACTGTAACCCATAAGCGACTGAAGCCTTCTCCTCATTTGTTGATAAGGGAGATGGGTAACCATACGACTCTTGTTTTTTGTTAAGCATATCTATCTTATTTTTTTACTAAACATCCCCTTATTAGAGTACTTCTTAACTAATGGAGATGAAACTTTTAATTCCTTCTTTGGTTTAATATATTTCTGTGAAGCTAGTAAAGCTAATGATGAAGAAATACTAGCATCGTATTTTGTTCTATTATCTATCTCGAACCTGCTCCAGTCATCAAGTAAAGTATTAAAGTAACACCTTCCCATCTCACCTGTATCAGGAACTATACCCACGTGGTCATATATATAAGTTGCTATAGCTTCTGCCTGAGCATTTATTACAGCAGCTCCAGAACCAGGTATACCCTTTGTCTTTTGCTTTCCTTTACTCCACTCTGTGTGAGTCATCTCTGGTCTATCCATAAGGTACTCATAGTAACCTCTATTTTCAAAGTACTTTAATATACCTACCTTGTTATTCTCAACAAGTATTTGACAACCATAGAATACACACATTTTAATCATGTCCTCGTAAAATATTTCTGCCTTAGGTGGTCTATTAATATACTCACATACAAATTGCATAGACGCATCACTTGACATACTGAACTTGTGAAATACATGAGCAGCAGCGTCAGATCTCCTACCATCTGTGGTTGTGTCGTGGTCATAAGGGTCACAACCTGCGACCAAGTTATCTGACCTTCCTGGAAACTTTTTATTGAATCTTTTCCCAACAACATTTTGATCTTGCAGGTCAGGAACCCAACTAATATCCCACTTACCCTTTCTATGAGGAACCCAAATGACTTCACTGTCTTGAGTACCATGCTTCCATATAAACTCACCTCTTGTAGTTTTTACATCATTTACTTCGTTGTAATCCATCTGTTGATAGATTTTCTCAACGTCAAATATACAACTTTGAGTGTCATTTCTAAATGCTTCCTCTATAGTAAAAGGAAATTGTCTTTTAAATTCTGATAACGATGTGCTATCTCCATTTAAAGCATCCCTTCTGTTTTGTATATAATTCCTTGCACCTACGTCAATTACCATATCATCAACACCCATCACAGGCTTCTCAGGAGTATCTATTACAGATTTACCATACTCGTCTATAAATCCCTCTAGATTATCGTAAGCAGGTATAAACAATTTGTATAGTCCACTTTTAGTCCTACCGTTTAGATCTTTCTCGCTCATATTAGAGTCGTAGAATATATCCTTGTACTCTGAACCACCATCTTGCAACTTGTTAGCAGTAGATCCCATCATACACTTACCTACAATCTTTCTACCTAGTAATAGACAAGTTTGTGTTACATTCCAGTTCTTTTTTATAGAGTTCTGACCAATCCACTTAGCAGCTTCATCATGAACTAGAAGTTTTAACTTCTCACCATCGTAACTGTTATCACCAGTGTTCTTCCAATCTATACTAGAGTTTAACGCTTCAGAGTCCTCTATGTGTTTTTGATTCTTTGTTATCTTCTTAGCAGGCTCTCTAAAAGCCAACTCTACACGAGGGTTACTAGAACCATCCTGTATTGGTTGAAAAAAGAATGGGTAGTTACGATATATACGTACTACCTTGTCAGTAAACATAGTCTTAGCATCTGCACCAGTCTTTGATAATATACCAAACCTACTCTCGTAAGTCATGGTAGATAGGTTGACTGTTTCACTACTAGCCATATAAGAAAAACCACTACGTCTGTTCTTAAGAAAACACATTCCGTAAGAGTTCTTATCTAATTTACACGCTTCCCAAAAAATAAAGAACGTTCTGTTGGCATCTCTGTAATCAGGATACCCTACATCAATCTTACTCCACTGGATGAACATATAGTGTGACCCAGTAATGTACGTAGGAACTCCGTTGTTATAAAACCATAACCCCTCCATTCTACGTCTAAACTCTTCCTCTATGTAATCTACAAAGTCAGAAGCGTTCTCCCTTGTTAAAGCCTTTGGTGGTTGAAGTCTAGTCCACTTCTGCTTTGCTTTGGGTAGGTCGTGGTAAAGTATATCTTTATTATACCTAGGTCTTTTAGGTAAGACAATCTTTAAATTGTCAAACTCCATTACCTCACCATGACTGTCTTCAATTAAATATATCGTATTATTTTCTTGCATACTTTTCTGCAAAAGAACCTTTAAAGTCTTTCTTGTCTTCTATTAAAGAAGAACCATCTTTAATTCTATCCTCTAGGTTTTTAATTCCTAAAAGAATTTCTTGACAGTCTTCAAAGCATTCTCTTTTTGCTTTTATTGCTTGTCTTCTCTTTGCGTCATCTTCCTCTATCAGAGGTTTGCTTATCTCTTCTATAAGAAGGTCTATAGCACCTTTACTAGCCTCTATAAGGCGTTCTAAGGTGGTTAAAGCATAATTCTTATCATTACTCTCCATAGACAGCTAATACATCAATATTACGCATCCTAAGGAGTTTCTGACCATCTATATCCATGTCGTACTCAGAGTTCTCACTCCACGTTACTCTATCGCCTTCTTTCACTCCTTGATCCTTCATCCAATCATTTATAAGAACTGCCTTACCATGAAGCTCTACCTCAGATGCTGAAGTCTCTAAGAATATTCCAGACTCAGATTGCTCTGGCTCTTGCATTTCTTGCTCCATAAAGTTCCATACACCTACAGGTATATACTTATCACCTCTTTTTATAAGGTATATCTGCTCTGCAAAAGCTTGATATATATTTTCCTTATCTATATGCTTTACCTCATTTACTGGGGTTGCAATAAAGTGGTGAAACCAAACCTTATCTCCCTCTTGTATGCCTACATCTTTAGTATCCTTAATTGGGGTTTTATATATAGTACCATACTGTCTTGCTAACCTCATAGGATCGTAAGACGTATCTCTGTACATCTCTTGACCGTTTATAGTTATAGTGTCTTCTGTTTCTTTTTCTACTTCTATCCAGTAGAGATCTTTAATTGGCTTCATTTTCTTTTGTTTTAATTTACTTTACTTCGTAGTCATCTAGGACATCTGTGTTGTACTCTATAGCTGTTGGCTGAGAGAAAAACCTTTTCCAAGGTTTAGAGAACTCCTCTCCTTCTTTCTTTATATACACATCATACACTACTTGTTGGTGCTTGTACCAAGCTGCCTCATCTTGTATGATTGCTGTTATCTTTAGAGAACCCCCTAACATCTTTTGACCTACCTGGTAAGTCAAGCCTTGCTTTAAGTCCCCTATTGTAATTTTTCTAATAATAGGGTTTATTGCTTCCATTTTAATTTAATTTAATTTCTATTCGTATAAATCTCTTGACAACTTAACATAACCAACCTGGATACCTTTACTAGATGTTGTTTTAGTTTCAATACCAATAAAAGGAAGAAGATCTATATCATCTGTCATAGCTAAAGACTTTGTTGTAGATACAGATTGAGTTGCTCCACCTGCAGTTGCAGTTGTAACTAATCCATATCTTACGTTGTTTACATAAACAGATATTTGTCTGTTCTCATCAAAAGATATTCTAAGTCTATAAACTGTATTTATAGCTAAAACAATACCTAAGTCTGTTATATAATCAGTATTAGCTACACTATATACAAAATGTAAATTACCATTTGTAGTTAAAGCACCTTGATCGTCATCTGTAGAGTATAAGAAATAAGCTTGATTAGCGTCTATAGCATATCTATTATCTGAGGTAAGTTTTAAACCTGCCCATATACATGAATCAGCTATATTTCCACTAGTTGATATTGCTGAAGAAAATTCTATTTTATTCTCAGTACCAAAAGGAACTGAAGCCCAACCAGAAGAATCTACATCTTCTCTAATTTCAGTATGACCATCTCTAACAGCTAAGATAGTTTTATCCTCATCTGTAGTATTAGTTACTATTTTTATACCTGCGAAAGTAGTGCTTCTACCTGTGTTTCCAGATATTTGAGAACCCCCTGCGTTAACACCACTTAATACAAAGTTTTGATTAGGGGTAATGTATGGGTCTATAATAAATGAAAGTTTAAATACCTGGGCAGCAACATCAGTACCGTTAGTACCTATTCTTATCTTGCAGCTACCATCTGCTACATCATGAACTAATACATTAACCATAGCATTATCAGCTATAGTTCCTCCATCGTGAAGTTGAACGTGAACATGAGATGAAGTGCCAAATATGTGAGTGTTGTTAAATGTAAACTCAACAGTGTCTGTAGCAGCTAAATCATGAGATTGCATAGTTATAATACCATACTTAGCATCAAGAGTTACAGCAGTAGTTGCATTAGTAGCCTGCGTTACAGCAGCAGTTTGTAAACTTGGAACCTTTTCAAAATACTCTTTTAATTCATATCTATCTTCAGATCCAGATAAAGTACCAGAAACTTTAAGATTTCCATTACTATCTAATCTCATGGTTTCAGAACCATTAGATGCAAATCCAAGATAACCATTACCATGATCATAATATATTTGACCAGACTTATTACCACTAGAAGAACCAAAGAATATATTACCAGAGTGGGAACTACCAGAGATTATAGATAATCCTGAGTCTGAAGAATTTTCTAATGTTAACTGATTTGCTGAAGAATCAGAAGTTACACTACCTGCACTAACACTCATTACGTGTAACAACCCATCAGGAGTTGTTCCCCCTGTGCCAATACCTACTTTTAAAAACTCAGCAGAATTTGTTGATAACTTCATGCTAGAAGAGTTACCAGAACCAGACTCAACTTGCTTAAGATTAGTATCTTTTACTTCTGTAGATGTTTGAAGTAAGTTTTGATAAGTAGATGATATTGATTTATTTTTTAAAGTTCCCATTTACTTTTTCTTTATTTTCTCTATAGACCTACCTGCGAAGTAAGCTCCATATACTGTTATTAATAATGTTTGATATATAGGAACGTAAGACTCATTTATTTTAAACTCCCCTACATTCCCATCAAATACTGACAAAACTACAAAAATTGCAGTTAAAAATATACATATTAATGGTCTAATATTTTTACTAAGCCAGTTATCAGACTTCATATCAGCCTCCCAACGCCTAGTAACCTGCTCCTGAGCTTGTGACTCAGCCTGCATAAGAACCTCTTGTATCTTTCTTTGAGCTTCTAGCTTTTCTTCTTTAGACGTAGTTAAGTTATCAAGCACATCACCGACCTGCTTAACCACCCCTCCACCTAAAAAATCTAAAAGCTTACTCATGCGTATCTATATTTAGTATCCCCATCCTCATTCTTATAGGCTTCGAGTACTTGCTTTCTATTATCTTTAGCTTTTAAAGATATATGTATCCAAGAAAAATCAAACTCATTAATCATTTGATCAAACTCTAATCCTGATGCTAGTATCCAGTCGTAGATAACTTTGTTATTCATCTTCCCCATCTCCCAAAACTGGAGGTCCAATGCCTCACCTTTGCAGTGCTGCGAAGAACGACTGCCACCAATAGCACGATTAAGCGATGGGTTGCGATAGCCACTACTGATCCTGATAGGACCAACAGCGTCACGAAGAGGCTGTAAAAGATCATCCACAAGATGCTGCATATTTTGTAAGTGCTTTTCAGTCGGCTCATTCTCTATCCCCAGTCTTTTAGCTGTGTTGCTGTGTGTTATTTCAGACAACGCAAAGTTTTTACTTAATTTCATTACTCAGTTTTTGCTTGTTTTATTTCTAAATCTTTAACTACTTTACGTAGATAGTCTACCTCTTTTTGTAGGTAGTGTATTTTTAAATCCTGTTTAGCGTCATCAGGTAAAGCACCCATTTCACCTCTAGGCCACTTAACTCTAAACTCGTGGTTTAGCTCTACGTTATCTTGCATACGTACAATATCTAATTGTAGTTGGTCAATCTCTGCATTAAGGGTAAACCATATACCTGCAAGGGAAATTATACCAGCTACAATACCAATTAGAGTTTTTATATCTAACTGTACTTTAGAAGTTTCGTTTATATCAATAG